ACAAAAAACAAAGGACATGATCCGGAGTTTTGGGCTTTGCAAGCAACAAAAAAGATATGTGATGTTGCTAGCACAGCACCAGACCATGTCAAACAACAGGCTTTTGCTTTCCAAAACCAAGTTTATAATGTAATCTTACATAGTATAAAAAATGCAATAAAGTCACAGAACACGACTTATGCAAATTTGTTAGAAAAACAAGGCCACAGCGACATGGCAAAAATATTAAAGGAGTTATAAATGGCAATTACATCCGCAATTTGTACCAGCTTTAAACAAGAATTGCTTGTCGGTACACATAATTTTACTGCTAGCAGTGGTAATTCATTTAAGTTGGCTTTGTACACAAGTTCAGCAACCTTGGGTGCTGGCACCACAGCATTTGTCACAACAGGTCAAGCTTCAGGCACCAATTACACCTCCGGTGGTTCAGCACTAACATCTGTGACACCAACAACCAGTGGTACTACAGCAGTGTGTGATTTTGCTGATTTGACTTTCAGTAATGCTACTGTAACCGCAAGAGGGTGCTTAATTTATAATGACACACAATCTGACAAAGCTGTGTGTGCTATTGATTTTGGTGGAGATAAAACTTCAACTGCTGGTGATTTTACTATTGTATTTCCTAGTGCGACAGCTACAGGTGCAATAATAAGGTTAGCGTAATGTTGCAAGATGCCACTATCCAAACTAAATTTTAATCCTGGCATAAACAAGGAAGAAACTGCTTACTCCAATGAGGGTGGTTGGGTTGATGGAGATAAAATCCGTTTTCGCAAAGGCAGAGTAGAAAAAATCGGTGGCTGGGAAAGATTATCCTCTGATACAATCATTGGTTCTCCTCGAGCACTGCATGCATGGACTTCTTTAGGTGGGCAAAAGTTGTTGGGCTTGGGCACCACTAATAAATATTATATTGAACTTGGTGGTCAATATAATGACATTACACCAATTCGCAAAACCACGACTAATGCTGCTACTTTTGCAGCCACTAATGGTTCTTCAACACTAACTGTAACTGACAGCAGTCATGGTGCAGTCAATGGTGATTTCGTTACTTTTTCCAGTGCTACAACATTAGGTGGTAATATCACTGCGACTGTCCTCAATCAGGAGTATCAGATTGATAGAGTGACTGGTAGCAACACTTATGAAATAACCGCAAAAGATACCAGTGGAACCATAGTGACTGCTAACTCCTCTGATAGTGGTAATGGAGGTAGTGGCACAGATGCAGTGTATCAAATAAATTCAGGTTTAGATGTTTATGTAAATTCTACAGGGTGGGGTGTAGACACTTGGGGTGCAGGCAACTGGGGCTCAGCCACAACCTTATCTGACACTAATAATTTACGCTTATGGACACATGATAATTTTGGTGAAAATTTAATTATCAATCCTCGCAATGGTGGGCTTTTTCGGTGGGTGGAAAATGATGGAGTTACCACTAGAGCAGTAGAATTATCTAGTCTTTCAGGTGCTAACAAAGTGCCTACTAAAGCACTACAAGTCATAACCAGTGAAACTGATAGACACTTGATCGTGCTAGGTGCTGATCCTTTAAGTAGTGGTTCTCGCACCGGTGTTATTGATCCCATGTTAGTTGCCTTCAGTGACCAAGAAAATGAATTAGAGTTTGAGCCACTTGCTACAAATACAGCTGGTTCTTTACGACTCTCTTCTGGCTCCTCCATCATTGGTGCAATTAAATCAAGACAGGAAGTTTTAATATTTACTGACACTTCTTTGTATGCTATGAATTTTATAGGTCCTCCACTGACTTTTGCAATAAATTTAATTAGTGAGGGTGCTGGTTTGATAGGGCCCAAAGCTGTAACAAATTCACCTCAAGGTGTGTTTTTTATGTCAAAAAATGGTTTTTACTTTTATAATGGAGCGGTCCGCAAATTACCTTGTTCTGTACAAGAGTATGTATTTTCTGATCTCGACAAAACACAAGCTTTCAAATGCTTTGCTGGTTTAAATGAGGAATTTTCTGAGATTTGGTTCTTTTATCCATCAATAACAGATAACGAAACCGAAATATCAAGATATGTTATCTACAATTATGAGGAAAATAGTTGGAGTATTGGCACCTTAGAAAGATACAGTTGGTTAGCAAGTGGAGTTTTAGATAAACCTCTAGCAGCTGGAGAGTCCGGCACCACGAAACTTATTTATCAACATGAGACAGGATTTAACAATGATGAAGATGCTATGGATGGTGTTTTTGTTGAATCTGCTGATATTGATGTTGGTGATGGAGATAGGTTTTTATTCTTAAAAAAAATATTGCCCGATATATTGTTTGTTACCCAATCCGGTACAAGTCAGTCCCCAGCTATAAATGTGGTGGTTAAGAGAAGAGATTTTAATAATCAGACCTTGGCAACCGACTCAACCACACAGATAACTCCAAGTTCAACATTTGGTTCTTTACGCTCAAGGACAAGACAGTTTGTACTTAGGTTTGAATCTGATGATGATAACAGTGTGACCAACCGCAAAGATTATAAGTGGAGATTAGGTAGCACAAGATTAGAAATTTTACCATCAGGGCGTAGATAATGAGCAAATTGTTGCCTACACAGCTGCCTTTAGCAGACGGTGACAAGGTAAGTGTAGAAACCTTTAATAGATTAGTAAGAATCTTGGAGATTAACCTTGGATCGGTCGATCCTGATAGCATAAAATCGTTTAACTCTACAGACCTTAGTGAATTGCAATTTGCAACAGGAGCTATTATATTTAACAGTACGACAGAGGTTCATCAAGCCTTTGATGGGACACAGTTTAGGAACCTGTATGAGCATCAAACTTACTTGACAGGAATTTCTGCCACAGCAAGTATAGGAGCAGTAACAGTAAGTACGCCATGATAAGTGAAAGACTACAGCAAAGAATAGCAAATCTAACAGGTGATAGCATGACAGAGATATCTTCCGATCCTAAAGCAGCTTTATCTAATCGTGACATGCTATTAGGTGCAACAATGTCAGGTCTTGGCACAACAAAAGGAGCTCTTTCCAATCGAGATATTGAGATTGCAGACAAGTTGTTACAACCGATGAGCAATCTTGCTCCTATGGATAATTTATCTGAAGATGATAAGCAAATTTTAAGTAACTTGTTAGATAAACAAATGATGCAAGCACAAGCACCGCTTGGCACAGTAGCTGCAGAATTAGCAGCTATGGGAGAGGGTGAAGATACTCAGTTAGCACATTTGCGAACAGGTGAAGTGGTGTTACCACCGGAGGCTTTTGAAGATGAAAGTTTTGACAATGCAGTACAAAGCAAATTTCGAGAGTTAGGAATCAATCCTGAAGCAGCAGTTGTAGGCAGTGGTATAGCTGCACTAAATCCACAAACAGGTTTGGAGCAGTTTGGTTTTTTCAAAAAACTTGGCAAATCACTAAAAAAGGTTGTGAAAAGAGTAGCACCAGCAGTATTGCCTTTGGTGATACCTGGTGTTGGTGGTGCAATATCAAAGGGTTTGAGTGCTGTGGGTAGTGCCCTAAATATACCAAGTGGTATTGGAAAAGGCATTTTAGGAGGTGAAGGCATTTTAGATACATTGGGAGGCATCAGAGAGGGCATTGGTGGCTTAATAGGTATGGGCTCACAAGATAGTCAACAAATGGTTTTTGATAGTGATGAAGTTATAGGAGAGCTTGATGGTAGACCTTTAACTAGAGCAGATTTAAAAAATCTTAATGCTGACCAAATTAGTCGTATGAAAGTTACACAGGCTGCACAAAATGACAAAAATATCATTCAGTTTTTAAGCTCTAAGTTGTTGCCCCAAGGTGTAGAGGATGCTTTGGGCACAGGCACAGCTGGTGGTGGTTTAAGCAATCTATTAGGTGGTGGTGAAGGTTCTCCACTAGGTATTGGGGCTTTAGCTGCAACATTAGGCAAACTTGCATACGAAGATGCAAAAAAACAAAAAGGTGTACCACTAACACCACTTACTACTATGAGTCCTACAGGTAGATACAACATTGAAGCAGAAATCGCAAGAAGAATGGGTCAACCAGCTCCGAACCCAGTTGAGTTTGGTTTGTTACCAGCTGGCACTATACCTGAACTGTCAGGTGGTAAACCAAGAGGTATGCAACAAGGTGGTATCATGGCTTTTGCTCGAGGTGGAGCAGTGCAAATGCAAGAGGGAGGTGAAATGAACCCAAATAATTTTCCAAGAATGGATGGTGATATAAATGGACCTGGCACAGAAACCAGTGATGATATACCAGCTATGTTAAGCGACGGTGAATTCGTAATGACAGCAAGAGCCGTAAGAGGTGCTGGCAGTTATGACATGCAAGCTGATCCCACTGGGATCATAAGTTTAGTGCCCTCACTCACAGAAGATAGGGACAGAGGCATGAACTTGATGTATGAAATGATGGATGCTTTTCAAAACCAAGCAGAGGCATCATCGTGATAGGTTCTCTAACAAATATAAGCAACACAAACGGCTTCCCCTTGCCGAATAGACAACCTATACCTATGCCAGCACCAATCGGACAACCGATTAGTCCGTTTCCCTTACCAAATAGACAGCCTTTACCGGTAATGCCTCCCTCACCTATTGGCAAACCAACAAAACCACTATCACCACCAATATTTTCGGTTGGTGGGCCAGGTGGTAACATGGGCATAAGACTGTCTCAAGGAGCAAATGTGCCAATACCAAACTTTATGCAAGGCACAGGCACAGGTAATATGGTTGGTGTTGCTGGTGGTAGTGGGGATATGCAATATAGTGATTTACCTGGACAACAGGCATTGCAACGATTAGGTGTTGGTTCATCACCCTCCGGATTGCCTAGAGGCAGTAATATGGTTGGTGTTGCTGGTGGTAGTGGGGATATGCAATATGCTGATTTACCACAGGCAATGCCACGAATAGGTGCTCCTGTAACCGGTGGCCCTATGATGTCACAAGATAGAAGAATTACCACTGGCGGTTCTTCCACTTTTGATGAAAGAGGCACAGATTCTCCTTTGCAAACAAATTTGACTGGTCCCTCCACTGCAACCCCTAGTGCACAAACACCAACACAACCTGTAGCAGATGTGGGTGCACCAAGCACAGAAATGCCTTTTGCTGCTGGTGTAACACAGGTAGCAACAGGACTTGACCCTCTCACCGAGCAATTATTGTTTGGTATCGGTGGGCAAGGTGGTTTTATACCTGGCGCTATGCGAGCAGCTGAAAAAGTGTTTTACGATGAACAAGGGAACCCTGTCGTAATAGATGAACAAGTTGCTGGTTTTAGTCCGGATCAAATCCAAGCAATAGAAATGCAAAGAAGGTCATTGGGTTTACAAGACCCATTCATAAGGGATGCAAGATCGGCACTAGAGGGTTCTATGGCTGCTTATGATCCAAGCATCACTGGACAGTTTTTTAACCCTTTTGAGGATGCAGTTGTACAACAAACTATCAAAGACATAACTGAAAGAGGTGAACAAGAGGACATAGCTGCTCGCGCTAGTGATATTGCTAGAGGTGGGCAATCTGCTTTTGGTTCGAGAGCCCGTTTAGGTGCTGCTGAGCGTCAGCGCGCACTAGGAAGGGGTCTAGGTGAGGTTATCTCAGGCATCCGCTCTCGAGGCTTCTCTGAAGCTCAACAAACAGGTTTAGGTGAGTTTGCTCGACAAAGAGCTGCACAACGAGCAGCTGCAAGTGGTATAGCTGGTCTAGGTGCCCAAGCAGCTGGTGCATCTGCAAGTGATATAGCTGCACTATTTGGTTTGGGTGGGCAA